TTAGAAGCAAAAATGAAACAACTTTTAACCGATTATGGACAAATAATTGATGTGACTCCATCTAAAGTTTCTGAATCTTCTTCACCCAAGCCCGAGGAATCATCGTCCGATCCCCAAACGTAATACCATCATCATCTTTATCGTATGATGCAAATAGTTTTACAGAATTTTTATCTTTAGAATATAACCAACCTTCATTAACAGGTCTTGCTAACTTCATCTTATCAAACTCTTTGTCTGTAGCCCAGCCAGAGTCACTGACGCAATCAATCCACTCCACTCTAACTTTCGGAAAAGGTATATCGGTGGACTTATCAGTTAACGATACTTTTCTTCTTTTCCTAGGCATATAAGTTTATATCACAGATTTTTTTATTTAAAATATGCATTCGCGCGCGTGAACCGAAATTTGATGGTACATTAAAAAGTGTACCAAAAATAAAAAGTGTACTAAAAAGTGTACCATAAAACGCTATATTTTATGCTGAAAAACAGTCAAAAGTACACTTGGACACTTTTTTTCGGAGATAAAAAAATATTTTTTGTGATCTGTCACAGAATCTTATAGTACGGTTTTATCTGCCATATTCTTGCCATAATGTAGCTCCATTACTGCCAACTTGTCCTCAGCACCAGATATCTTAGCTAACAACTTATCTACCTCACCTGTAATATCTGGGTGTTCTGGTATAATAAGTTCTTGTTGACTGAAGCATTCAATCTTATACTTGGCGTCTTCAATCTCAGCTTCGTATTTCTTTTTTAGAACCATTCTAAGTTTATTGTTCATCATCGTCCTCCATTTCTCTCATTTCTATATAGCCATCTTCGTCTTCGTACATTACCCATTGAGTCTCACCATCATAGTAGTACCCATGAATTCTACTTTTACGCTCCATTAAAAAAATCCTCCGGGTTAATATTTACTTTTGCTTTCTCTTTTTCATCAAAAATTAGGTCATGATACATGTCCAATCTTTTCAAAAACTTATGTTTATATTGCCT